AAAAAAAAAAAAAATTTAAAAAAAAAAAATTTAAAAAAAAAAAATTTCAAAAAAAAAAATTTTCAAAATAAAAAAATTTCAAAAATAAAAAAACTCAAGAAGGTTGATAATTTATTTCTTGTATAACAAGAAGATCATATTTGAGATCTTTATATTTCTCATATCCTTTTGATTCCACCATATAAATCAGCATATCCTGGAACTGTTCTAATGTATGACCCTTTAAAAAGTACATTATAAACCATACGCACCAGCGGCCACAAGTATTAACATATGATTTATGACTTTCTACGTCAAGACCATTATATTCTAACTCATACGGGCAATCATTAACAAGTTTCAGCAATAACTTTTCTATTTCATGAAGCTTCTTCCTCCAAAACGGAGATATCAGCTTCAATTCTTCATCTACATCTTTACCATATGGGTCGAAATAATAGATAATACCATTTGTATCACCATTACCTGACCGGCATAGGCATATCCAGTGGCCTACATTTTGTTTCGTTTCTAAAAGAATTACAGCATATGATTTATCACGTGGTAACAATTCAAATAGATTATTATATTGTTTAAGTTCTTGATATTCTAATATCTTAGCATCATCACCAAGATAATGCTTTATATCATAATTAGAGTATGAGTAACTTAAAATTTTTTTCAGATTATTGTTATCTACTGTTTTAAACATATTAATATATAATATTATAATACATTATATATTTATTTTATATATCTATTTTATATATAATAATGTCCATAGTAGACTATTCTCATACTCATCACTATTACGATATATTAGTGAGTAACCTAGATTCAGTCAGCGTACAGCCCAAAGCACTAGAATATAAATCAAATCGATCTGGTAGTATTATAAGCAATTGCGCCGATTGGTTCTTTTCTGTAATAAGATTCTCAATTAATACGACGTCATTACCTGTGATGATTCCTTCTATTGATCTTCAAAATAGTTCAACCACTACTATAATAAGTTCAACAGTAGGGCAACCGACCATATATTCAATCACATTATCATACTCAATTAATGGGGTGGTATATGTAGGTGATCAGACATATGTACAGTGGTTACCCGAGTCAGCCGCATCTACAATACCTAATAATACTACAACTTTTCAAGACAATAGCACAAATTATTATAGTTGTTATTCATATAATTATTGGATATTCCTATGTAATCAAGCTTTTACCCAGGCTTTCAACTCATTACAAGCAGCATTACCTGAAGGTATGAGTTTACCCGTTACCAATCCTCCATTTTTCGTATGGAATACCACAGAAGCATTAGCCGTATTAAACTGTGATATTGGAAGTGTATCAGGAGGATATTTAACCACATATTATAATGGTTCTGTCCCTTTAATTTCAGATCCTAACATTGGAATTACACCGTCATCGTATGGTCAAATATCGATATTCTTCAATAGTGGTATGTACAACTTATTTAACAGTTTCCCATGTTTCATAAATGCTTTTGGACCTACACCTAATGTATCATTTCCACAAACATTTAATGAAGATGGATCAGTTTCAACAACATTTACTCAGTCAATCCCAGGGGGTAACGTACAAATTTTGGTCAATTCGTATGGTGGTCAAAATGTACAAGCCTTACCAACAAGCCCTTTTTCAAGTGAAACCACTAATTTTGCTCAAATTTCCCAAGAGTATTCTACAATACCCGCATGGAATCCAGTTAAAGCCCTTGTATTTGCATCTAATACTATACCAATTACAGCAACTGGTGTTGGGGCTCCATATCTTTATAATGGTAGTCAAGTCATTTCTGAAAGCGCAAATTCAAATATCATCCAATCGATTACAGATTTCACCAGTAGTAACGCCGATTATAGAGGTTTTATCAATTACACCCCATCCGGTGAATATAGACTTATTGACATGATGAGTAATACCCCTCTGACTGATATTAATATAAGTGTATTTTGGCAAGATAAATCTGGTACTTTAATCCCATTTTATCTTTTAGCCGGTGAATCAGCAACGATGAAGCTAATGTTCAGGAAAAAGGAATTTAATGGAATATAATAAAATGTTATTATGTTAATAAATCAACTTAAAGATAAAATATTATATAGTATTATAAAATGCCAAAAGAAGATATAAATTATCAAAATACTATTATATATAAAATAGTTTGTAATGATCTTGATATTACGGACTGTTATGTTGGTCATACAACTAATTTTATAAAACGAAAGCAACAACATAAAGACGCCTGTCAAAATCCAAACAACAAAAGTTTTAATTTTAAAATGTATTTGTTAATTCGTGACAATGGGGGATGGGATAATTGGTCCATGATTGAAGTTGAAAAATATAAATGTAATGATAGAAATGAGGCTACAGCGAGAGAAAGGTATTGGTATGAACAACTCAAAGGAACTTTAAATAGGGCTGTTCCTGGTAGAAGGCGTGATGAATGGTTAGAAACAAATAAACAACAATTAAAAGATAAAAAACATGACTATTATTTATTAAATATAGATAAAATTCTCACAAACAAGCAATTATACAGAGAAAAAAACAAAGAGCTTATAAAAGCAAAAAAACGAGAGCAACATATTTGTGTGTGTGGGTCTACTGTATCAAGTGGTTACAAACACGAACACGTTAAAACATTAAAACACAAAGAATATATAGAATCAATTCAAAAATAATTTTTTTCTTACATAATAATATATAATAATATTATGGAATCAAATTTTCAAACGATTTTGGTGGAAGATCCAAGACTTATGGTCACTGATCAAGTGAAATATGCAGTTGTAAAAGGGGCTCAAAACATAACACAAGCTCAATTTAATGCTAATTCCGCTTCAATGTCTCAGATATTATTTAATTGTGTTGTACCATCTGAAAATACTATAATTGATCGTAGAATACTAATAAGTACCACTGTAAATTTTATTATTACTGTTAAAGATGTTTTAAAAGGAAATGTCATTTTGAATCTTGGGGAATCAGACGCATTTGGGGCATTTCCATTACATTCTCTTTTTAGTACTCTTTCAGCAACAATTAATAACACAACTGTATCTTGTAATGTAGCCGATGTATTACAACCTCTTTTAATGATGAACTCAAAACAGGAAATATTTAAATGGCATGGTACTACTGCATGTCTTCCAGATTCAACATATTTAACCTATAATAACTTAAATTTCAATTACAATACAACTAAAACAATTGATTATAATAATAATGTTCTTTCTAGTTACGCTATGGGACCCCTTGATAATGAAGTGATGCCCAGGGGTGCCTTTCCTATTACAGTTACAAATATAGTCACTGTTGGTGGTGGTTCAACCCCTAATATGCAAGCTTTATATAGTGCCCCTGGTACTGATGGAGAAACATATACATTTCAAGTATATTGTACAGCAACAATAACAGAACCCCTTCTATTATCACCCTTTTTATTTAATGATCCAGTTGGCTCCCCTCAAGGAATATACGGTATACAAAATTTTGTAATTCAAGCAAATTTAGGAAGCCCTAATAAGTTCTGGAGTACTGCTAACCCTAATTGTTCATGTGCTTTAAATCCAACCAATACTTTTCAAAATACAAAACTTATCATGACTTTTTTAACCCCCCAACCATCACAATTATTGAAAAGTCGTAATGTTGTACCATATTACTCATTACCAAGATTTATTTCAACAAGTGGTGGTAGTTCAACAGTATCTAGTATGGCCCCTTCAGTATGGACCTCTTCTACTGCTAATTATGGACCCATTCAAGGTATTACCCCAAGTTCACAAACATTACAATCATCGTCAATACAATTAAATATGATTCCCGATAAACTATTGATATGGGTAAGACCTCAATTATCACTTCAAACAAATAATTGTAGTAATGCTTTCTTAGTAATCAATAGTATATCTTTACAATTTAACAATTCTGCGGGGCTCCTAAGTTCATTTAGTGCTTATGATCTATGGAGAATTTCAGTTAAAAACGGGTCAAATCAAACATGGGCCGATTTCAGTGGATGGTCAATGATATATAATGATAATGGATATTTTCCAACACCAACCGCCGGCTCTCTATTAATTTTAGAATTTGGAACAGATATACAAATTAATGATTGGTTAGCTCCTGGAAGTCTTGGAAATTTCAATTTACAATTCCAAATAAATGTAACAAATCAATCAACAACATACACAAATGCGGCAAGTGACCTTATTAAATCAGGTACCACTATAGGTTTTCCTCCACCTGCTAATTCAACAAGTACCATAGGTACTGTTACTCCTGAATTAGTTTTAGTGACATTAAACTCAGGTGTATTTGTTAGTGATCGTGGAACAAGTAGTGTATATGAAGGAATTTTATCAAAACAAGATGTATTAGATGCATCAGAACAATCCCCATACACTAGACATGATGTAGATAGATTAATTGGAGGTTCTATTCATGATAAATTAAAATCATCTATTGGATATTTACTCCATAGAAAGGGTCATCATCATGCTCATAAACATCATACTAAAACAGAAGAAAAACCACTTTCAGTATTTGGTGGTGCCCTTGGTGCTAGTGTTAGTGGTGGTACTATGCATCATCATAGAGTTCATAAACACATCAAATAAAATAAAAACAATATAAAAATATTAATTTCTATGATAACTATATAATATATTAAAATGCCCCAACCATCAGCAACTTTACAATTAGCTTATTATACTCCACAAGTTAATTTTACATGTGATGCCTCAGGAGATATCCTATTAAAACCAACAACAGGAGATCAATCAGTTATTATAAACAGTTTAATATTAAATGGATGTGATACATCTGGATGTCCTACCGCTACTATTGCCGCCGATGTTTCTGGTAATTTAAATTTAACCCCCGCATCTGGTGCCAAGTGTAATTTAGGAGGTGTTGTAACATATACTAATAATAACACCCAATACATTCAATCTAATGGCTTTTCTAATTTGTGTATTGGTAATAGTGATGAGAATTCAATAGCTATACAAACCACAAATATCATCACATTAAATGGTCTTGAAATTGCAAGTGGAACAACGATACAACCTGTTACTTCTACTGATTCTATAACCGTATCAGCGGCATCTATCAATTTCACTCCTTCATGTGGATACTTACAAATGTCTCAAACTCCATATTATTATAATACTGGTTCTGGTCAATCATTTAATTTACCGGCTTCAGGAGTTTATATTTTATCCATGGCCGCAAACGATAACTCTTATGCGGCTTGTTTAACTTCACCACAATACACTGATTCATGGATGGTATTTTCATCAGGTTCTTCATGTACTGCCTATCCATATTCAACTGAAGCCGCAGGAACAACCTCATATAGTGGATTCAATGGAGCTACAAATGATATTATAGGAATAACAACAAGTTCATCGGCTAATTCAATTAGTATTCAAATTGACAATAGTGCGGGTTATTTTTACTACTTTTTCTTAACGAAGTTAGTATAATTTAATAAACTTCTAATTAATAATTGCTAATACAATTAATTAATATATAATATAAATATATATATTATATGTTTGATACAGAATACAATAGAAATATTCGAAGTAGAATTTTAGGATTACAAGGACAACACATACGAAATATCGATATGTTACATGATGAATCAAATGGCCCAATGAGAGGAGGTAAAATAAATACAAAGAAATTCTTCGGTGGATTAAAACAAGATTTTGAACACGCGGGACATGATATAAATCAAGGTTTAAAAGCAACAGTAAATAACCCTGTTGTAAAACCAATAGCAAAAGATTTATTACGTTATGGAGGAACCGCATTAGGTGGATTAGCAGGTGGTGTTGCGGGAACAATGATTGGGCCAGAAGGTACAGCTCCAGGGGCCGCAGTTGGATCCATTATAGGGCGAAATCTTGGAAATGCCGCCGCGAATATGTTAGGTTCAGGGATAAGAGTAAGACGACATTTAAAAGATACACCAAGTATAACCCATAAAGGTGAGTTAGATTATACCACTAAAAAGGGAGATAAAGTTCATCATATAGACGGTCATGATATTTATGGAATGTTAGAACCATATCAAGGATCAGGAATACATCACCGCAAAATAAAGAAACATCATACAAAAGGAACCAAAAGCAAAACACACAAAGGTGAGTTAGATTATACCACTAAAAAGGGAGATAAAGTTCATCATATCGATGGGCATGATATTTATGGATTACCAGCCCCTTATAGTGGTGGTAGTTTGATTGCTTCTAGAGATCTATCTGAGGGAATACCTTATACAGGTGGTAGTATAGGCAAGAAAACAAAAGAATATGTTAAAAAGTACGGTAAATATGCTTTAGGTGGTTTAGGGGCAGCAGCCGGATTAGCCGCAACAGGTATTGGGGCATATGCGTTACATAACCATTACAAATCATTACCAGAGTATACTTATCATGAAGAAAACTACGGTCCTGAATATCCAGAAGAGGGCCCAGGATACGCCCCACATCCAAAAATTTCAAAACCGTTATCTAATGATTTTAGTACATTAGGTATTCATCACGGGGCATCCAAAGAGGATATCAAAAAAGCATATCATAAATTAGCTAGAAAACATCATCCAGACAAAAACCCAGGTGATCCACATGCTCAAGCTAGATTTCAAGATTTACATTCAGCATATGAAAGATTATATGGTGGTAAAGTAAGGAGATATGCTCCAAGAAGGAAACGAAATACACATAAATAAATTATAGTTTAAGAAATTTCAAAATAAAAAAAATTTCAAAAAAATAAAAAAACTTTTCAAAAAAAATAAAAATTTTAAAAAAAATAAAAATTTTAAAAAAAATAAAAATTTCAAAAAAATAAAAAATTTCAAAAAATAAAAATTACTTCAGTTCTAAATCTTTCTTAATATCTTTATGTAAATCGATCCATTTTTTAGTTTCTTTTTGTAATATATGATTCAATTCCAAATATAATTTTTGAATCTCAGATTTAAAAGTTTTTACATTTTTCAGCTTACAAATTTCATCAATTTTTTCAAAAACATGTTTCAAAAATATTGGATTCATGATATTGTTCAAAAAGTCTTTCTGAGTTTGAAGAGAGAATTTGATCTCATCAATATTAAGATCATACTTTTCTAATACCTGGTGAAATAGGTCGATATTTGATTTGGTTTTATTAATCACCCCTAAATCAGAATTGAATAGATGGAAAAGTATAGCTAGTTTTTCGACATCATGATTTAGATTGTATAGCCTAAATAATCTTTTCAATGCTTTAAAATAATTACCTTCTTTCAAATAATCATGTATGTCTGTCTTAAAATCATTTTTCAAAGTATTAATAATAATAGTATGATGTTCATCTAGAGTACGTTGTTTATAGTCAATATTGTATATCATAGTGATATCAACAAGATCTGCATAATTCAATCGAGCTACAATATCCAATTTAATGATATGTTTTGTATCGGCTAAAGAATCTTTTAAAGAATGCTTTTTATTTCTTACTATTTTGTAACCTCTTAACAACTCCCCTAATGTCCAATGTAATTCATTTGCTTTAAAATCCATAAAGTAAATATTAGGATTCTTACTAAGTTTTTCAAACAATTCATGAAATATAGAATACACATGACTTACTGGTTGATCGTATTCTAACAAATGCATATTCAAATCATAATCAAGACTAAATAATAAGCCCCGTATTGAAGAAGATCCTACAATATTATATTCTTTATTGAACGATATCACACTAAAGATGTTTTTGAGATAGTTTGGATATGATAGTAATGATTTTTTATTAATTTCAATATTATTATTCATGTATATAATATTTTATGAAAATATTTTTATTTTAAGTAAATTTTACATTAAGATTTTTTATTTTAGCTTTATACGTTCTCGATGGATCATCGTTCTCAATAGCTGTCATAAGTTTATTCCATGCCTTTTTACCCTCTGCTATAGTATCAGATGTTTCAACATATTTTGTTCTGGCTTCCATTAATTCTTTTGGATTTCCACTATTTGATGCTGATGTTAGTTGACCTTTATAATATTTTATTATACCTCTATTACTAGCAATTTCTGTTGCTGGTAAATTCTCACCACTATTATACTGTTTAACTATAACTTTCGGTGGGACAAATTCTTCTTCTATCACCTTTCTTGGCCTACCTCTTCTTGGCTTCGTAATAAGTTGTTTATCTCCTATTTTAGATTGTTCTCTTTCTGCTTCTGCTTTAAATAACTCGACAACCGCATCGATTTGTTGAGGAGTTTTATCTCTTGATCTCAATTGTTCTTTAAGATTCTTTTCGCCTTGATCATAAAATGAGTCTCTCAATTCATCGACATCTATATCATCATCATTTAATATCAGTTTCATATATTTATCTGCTTTTGCCATATCCCCTTTTTCTAAAGCATCTGAAAATTCATTATAGACTACTTGAAATTGTTCTTTTGAGTTAAGCACACCTTTTCTTTGTGGCCAGTCATGTATATGTGTTCCTAATCCTGCTTTCATTCCTTCAGATGTTTGTACTGATGAATTTACTCCTATATTAGGTGTATCACTTTGTGTTTCCTCTAGTGTCGTTAAATCATCTAATGTTAATCCTGCTCCTAGTGAACCTGAACTTTGACCGCGTAATGATACATCTATTGGATCATCATCTCCTTGAACATCTTGAAATTGTGGTAAATCTGCAAAATCATATTCTGTCAAACCTCTCTTTTGTTCTAGATTATCAATAATATATCTCCCTAACGTATTTATTAAAAAGACTTTTCTTTCTTGAGGCTGTACATTTTCATTTGCTAAAGATATCATATCAGACATTTCCTGCTGTGTAATTCCGTATTGTTTCGCAACATTAATTATCTGATACATATCTGATTGATTATTTAATGTTGATAAAGCCCGTAATGCCTCTTCTTCTTGTGAAGTAGTAGATCTCATACCCCCAACAATTGCTCCTGTAGTAGTTCCTGAATCATTTAAATCATCAATATCTTGTCCACGAAGACCCGCGTCATCACTAAATATTTTACTTTGCATATTTAATTCTCCTATTGAAAAAGTAGTTTGTAGAGGTTGAAGAGGTTGAGATTGTGACATACTCATTACTGCTGCATGTTGTCCTTGATTTGGTTCATCTGTTGATGATGGTTGTAATGGAGTCGCAACATCGCTATTATCATCCGTCATTCTTGATCGAATATACTCTTCTATTTCTGATTCCATTTCACGTTGATATAATTCTTTATATGTTTTCATCTCATCCTTGAACATTTTTTCTACTTCTATATCATAAGCTTTAATATGATTTTGTCTTATCATACTATTTAATTCAGCTACCATTTGTTGATGATAAATCGTAAATTTTTTATCCAAAGGTAAATCTTCTTTATCTATTTCTTTACCAGTTTCAACAATCATAGCTTCACTATCAGGAATATTAGCATTTCTAAAACTAGCTGACCATTTTCTTTCTGCCCACAAGATTGCTTCATTCATAGTTGTTATTTTGTTAGGAATAACTTTTAATGTTCTCACTGTTGGAAATGAATAATTTGGATTTGCCATAGCCTTTCTAAATTCTAGCTCTTTTGCTTTTAGCTTTTGACCCATTTCTCTTTCCTTTTCTCTTCGCATTATATCAAATTCAGTTAGTTCGGTTTCACCTCCTTCTATTGTATCTGCTTCACCTCCTATTGCATCTTTTTCATACATTTCACCTGGTTTTAGTTTATCTTTAGGTAATGTTTTTAAATAAGCATCATATTGTTCTTGTGCCATTTGGCTTACTTCTTTTGTCACATACGCATTAATACTATTACCTAAACTACGTACTGCCATTTCTGGATTTGATGGGTACAACATCATACGCTTCTTCCACTGTTCAATCTCCTTATTTACAGAAGTACCAAAAAGAAAACGTGCTCTATCAAATACCCAATTTGCAATTACTTCAACTGATCCAGAGTCTATAATTTTTTGAGGCGCGTTAAAGTCAATCTTTTTCATTATTTTATCATAAAAATCTTTATAGGTAAGGATAACAGTTGGGGCAATACGTCTATCAATTCCATCATATGGCCCTAATTGTACATATCCTGTAGGTTGATTTTCTCTAATTCCACCCATGGTATTTCCATTTATAGGGATAGGATTACTTGCATTAGGACTAGCAAATGATTGAAATTGTTGTTGAATAGATCCTAAAAATGATCCCATATTATTAATTTGTTGTAGAATATTACCGTCTATATCAGCATTTTTATTTCCAGCATTTTGTGGATTTGTTTTTATAAAGTCTTGAATTGACCTATAAAAGAAGATATATAATTGAACTATTTTATCAATTGTTGTTGTCACTTCTCTAGATTGATATGTTTCTAATGAAGTATATGTAGTTACGATTTGTTTAAATTGAATGAAGGAATCAAATAAATCACTCCACTTTTGAAAATTAATATCAAATTGTGGTGGTTCGTCTTGTACTAAAAGAGTACCACGTTCTACAATTGCTCGAAACGCTATTAATTGATTAGCAAACTTATCAGCATATGTATTAAAATTGGATACGACTTGGGGAGGTAATTGAGGTTTCATTTGTAAATATGGTTGATCTGGATATACATTAATGTATTGTTTCTTTTCCAATTGAAAAGCTCTTTTCACTGGATTGAGATATTCATCGTCCCATATCTGCGCAATTTGTTTATTTCTTAATTCATTATAACTTGTTCCCATTCTATTTGTTTTTCTCATTAAAATATATTATATATTATTATATGATATATATATTTTTATAAATGAACTTAATTCTTATTTCTTATAAATATCTTTACAATGCTTTAACGCATCCTTGTATTTTACTCCATGTTCTTTACTATAAGCTTTGACAAAAGCAATCCATGGAGATGTTTTAGTTTTAACACCACTTCCAATCAGTTTGTCTTCATCTTTATCAATGGCGTATGATTTATGTTCTTCTATAGGGTTGAATCGTTTAGACTTCATAACAACAGATTTATCATTATTACTTGTAAATGGATAAAAGATATCACCTGTTTTTTTCACATCATAATAATTTGAAGGTAATTGAGAATATTGAGGAGGTCGATTATACCCAATGATGTTTTTTGAATTACTACCTAAACCTGTTACAATATGTGCTCCAATAGAATGTCCAATCGTATCTACATTATCTTTACCATATTTATCTTCTGTTTTCTTCTGATGGTCTTCACTATGTTTATATCTATTTGTTGTATGGTATAAACCCAATGGAACCAATAAATTATTAGCCCAATCGTGAATTCCTTGGGATCCTCTGTGTACAATTACCGCTTTACCTGTATCATGATTATAATAAGTCTGTGATCTCCTACCACTCAAAGAATCATCCCGCTTATATCCGCTTATTTCATCTTTTTGTTCGTCTTGTGGTCTGTAAGAATTGTGAATGAATTTTTTCATATCTTGTATATGAACAGAACCACCTTTTAATTTTTCACGCATTCCCAAATATCGTACTTGGGCTTCAGCTTTTTCTCGTGTCGTTCCTTTGCTCAATACTTGACCAGTATGTTTAACCTTGACTGTGTATAAATCTTTATTGGGAAGTTTACGTATAGAATAGGGCATTTATATATTATTTATATTAGATAAAGTTTCTTTACCATAGTAAATTTATACTAAGATTATTCGGACTATAGGGGTTATCCTTCCAGCTACCTTTTATAGATGACGCGCGTTTTAAGTATAAATGTCTCCTAATTGGATTCTTATGACGTGTATAATCCTGGTAGCCCATCTGCCCAAAATGAACATATTTATGAGTGTATGGGTCAAAGATCATATATTTCTTTTTAGGTCTTGTACTAATTTGTATATTAACATACTTACCAAACATTTCTCTAGCTCTTTTAAAGACTATTTCAGGATCAGAAAATTCTAAAATATCAATATCTTTATTCATTTATATATTATTATTTGATTTTATATTTTGAATTTTGTTTTTTTCTTGTATATCTTTGATCATCACTACTAGAACTATTATCAGAATCACTACTACTATCATTATCACATCCTAAGCATATTATTTCTTTTTCAGCGATTGCTAAACGAGGATATCCTTTTACAATGGTCAATGCTCTAGTTTTAAGTTTTTTGAGACGTTTAATTTCATCTTTATCTAATCCAAGATAATTATCTAACAGATACTTCATGCTACGTCCACCCATCGTTTTTGGAAATATCGTTATTGCTTGGCTTTCATTTAGAATCGTTTTAGTTTGGGCGGCATTACATGCGTTATGATATACACAACAAGCACTAACATTATAGTGTCTTCCAGTCGTTAAAATCTCGGTTAAAATTCTATGAACTTCTTTATTTAGTGTCTTGTTCGGAATGGCTTCAATATCATCAAACACTATCATACTATTTTTAAAATCTTCAGATGTTAAACTATCATTCAATAAGTCTTCATCTATTTTCATATAATTGACTTTAACCCCTTCAAATGATTTGTCTTCTTCTGGGAATGGACTAAACACGTATATATCATTCTTAGGAAATGTCTTTTTATACTCTATTAAAAATAACTTGATCCAATATGTCTTTCCTGAACCAGATGACCCACAAATATAATGGATGGCTCTTTCTATTTTATCATTGGGTAGTAATTGAAATGAATCATCACCAGACAATTTCAATTCATTAAAACCGTGGATACTTTTCTTTTTGTCGTCTAAATGTATAATTTTATTTTTCACTCTTCTGTTATTTGATTTTATAGAGGCTACTGGATGCCCCTCACTCTCAAAAGATAAATATTTCATTAATTATATATATTTATATTATATTTTATTTTCTACTAACATTACAGTGAATACAAGATAAGAAACAATTTGTCTTTATATGGGCTAGACTGTTATCAATTCTATCAACAGTTATATTTGATTGAACATTATTATCATTATCTAGGTAAAGTTCAAAAGCCTTACTACATACTTTACATAACATGGAAGATTTCATATGATTGGTGAAAAACTCATGATCAATGTAATCTTCATCCGTGTAAGTTCTTGATTTTTTACGATCTTGAATTTTATAATTGTCGATCTTGAATTTGAAATATTGTTTATATCTATTCTCTTTAAACTGTTGAACCATATTATCATTATTTAAGTAGATTGTAATATTGTCAAATCTTCTAGCTCTTGTTAAAGCTGTATATATTCTTCTTCTTGACATGTAACTTAGATCTAAATCGAAAATGGTATATTCATTACCCATGCTTTTCCCTTGAATGCTATCAATTGTAGAACAATAAGGATATTTGAAATTGGATTGAATGATTGATTTTGTAACTTCATGAGTAATATTATCGATTTCATTGACTAATGTAAATGAATCTTTTTTGATTTTGGTTACTTTATATACATAGTTTGTATGTAAAACATCTTTAGCTTTTAATATTGTATGTTTTCTACATTTTAATATCATACCTTCATAATAGTCATCCTTGTTATTTAGAAGAGTTCTATGAATATAATTATTTACTCTGACAAGAGTCATATTATTGAAATAACATATATTATTTACAGTTTTTAAGTTATTCATATGATTGATTGTTTTGAAATTGTATTTTTTTATAATGTCTTTAATTTCCATATTGTTTTCAAAAATATCTGTTTTAAGTTCATATAATTTTACTTTATCTTCTTCAGTTTCCATTCTCTTATTGACATTGAAAAGAATTTGGTTTTTAAAAACTTTGTCAATACATCCTTCTATATATTCAGGTGTTTCTCCATCTATTGATTCAGCTTGATAAGAATCACCACACCCAATGACTTTGATATTTGGATTATTACGTATAAATCTATCAATAAGTCTAATTTTTGATGCTTTATGTAGAAGTGCTTCATCAAAACATATAGTTTCATACCCATCTATATTATATCCTTTGCTTTTATTTTGTTGCTTGTCATGAATATCTAAACTGAAAAAACTATGAAATGTACATACATCAAAGCCCTCTTTTTTCAAATCTAATCCAAGTTCATTATATGGAACAACGAAAAGAGTATTTTTATCATAATTTTTCACTGTTTGAGATTTACCAGAACCAGGGACTGAAGCTTTAATAAAAATAACTTGATTGTTCTTTAGATATTCGTTGATATTGTTTGTATTATACTCATCTTCAAATGTCTTGACAATTGTATTAAAACTTGGAAAGGTTATTAGATCGTTCTTTTCTATTGATAATTTGGTGCTGATTAAAAACTTTTTTGTTTCTTTTTTATAAGCTCCAATAACTCCAGTTTGATATGTGAAGTTCTTTTTGAGTTTATCAATATTTACTTCTTTGGGGTCATATAATAAACAATCGGTTTTAATACCGTATACTTTCATTTTCAGGGATGTCATCTTTTTGTACATATGAAATAATTTTAGGGCTTGTTTTTGATAGATGATATCTTTCATTGGTTTGAATCCATTTGTTAATCTTTTCTTTTTTTGAACATTTACAAAAGAAAACGGAGATGATCCTAATAATATTTCATCTAAATCTTTATTAGCTTGTAATAACTCTTCTTCTGTCATACCTTCTTTAAATATGTCTTCCATATCGGGAACAGGTCGTTTTATTTCAAAATATGAACCATTATATTTATATTTGTAATAATGGGCATGTTGTTTATTTTTGAATGTTTTGGTTAATTGTTTTTGGTTATAGATTTTACCTAAAAGGCCTATATTACGATTTGCTATATCTTTTTTAACTTTTTTATCAGTTATATTTGAATTTGTGAATAGGTTTGTGATGGCTTCTTGAAATGATACATCTTTAATAGTACTTGGTCTTTTAAATTGAAGAATTTTATAATATGATGAATCAAGATCTTTTAACACAAATCCATATGATAGTGAATATTTTTCATTAAATAAGATTGTTATCTCTTTTGCTTTTGATTCTATACTAATAAAGTAGTATGTATAATCTTCAATTTCATGATTATCATATGGTTGATATATATCAAAATAATGAAATACTGGTACTTTATCCATACTCATTAAACATGCTGGATAAGCGTTATTTTCATCTATGGCATCAAAAACTCCTGTTTTTCTATCATCGTAAAAGTATCCGTTACATGGTACAATTTTATATTTATCTTCAATATCAATGGTTGTTGGGTGATATTCAGAAATATAATCATTGTTAATTAGAATTTTGTTAAATTCGTTACTTGCTTTATGATATCGATTATACATATCTACAGAATCAAATGATACATCTGGTTCATCGGGAAAATTAATATCGAATTTTTCAACACTGATAGTAAAATAGTCTAATTGAAAGGAAAGTTTATACACATCACTATTATAGTAAATAGATGGGGTAAATCCTCCTTTTTCCATCATATCAAATAGAATTGTAGATGTATCATTTGTAAGTAATTTTATTTTAACTTGTTTCTTTTCTTTGTTTATGTATTGTTTGATAATTTCAGTGATGTCTTCTAATTTGTTGATTTTATGTATTTTATATTCATCTTCTTGGTTATCATCATCATCTTTGGATATGCTGTATTTAGATGATACTTCTAAAGAATCGATTTCTCTTACTTCTTCTTCATTATATACTATTATTTGTTGTAGTGATTTCACATTGTCATTAATTTCAAATAGATGATTATCTTTTGCGATAAGTCTTAAAGTTTGATATTTACTTGATTTTACTTCTGGTTCATATTTGTATAATAAGTTTAAATAGATATCATAGATGAAAAACCCTAATCCATATTTTTCAAAGAATGGTAATACTTCATTTATACTACATTCTATGTCTGTTGGTTTATTTTGTAGTTTTAAAAATTGACATAAAAAGTCATATGTTAATTCTTTATATGCTCGTCTTCCATCTGATTTGATAACATTGAAATAACTGTAAAATTTGTTAATAATAGCTGTTAAGAAACAACATCTTTTTCTATAATTATTTCTTAAGTAATCATTTGTAAATGTCAATTGAACCAAATCTTTAAAATTTGATGCTTTGGAATTGACTGAATAATTAGTATATTTATTATCAATACCAATATAATCATCATCATCTCTATATTTGATATTTTGAAAATCTGGTCTTACTGCTACTTGAATAGCTTCTACTGTCATTACATCAATATAAAAACCATCGATATAAGATTCAAATACATCTAAGATATGCGTATAATCTTCACATCTTTTAAAATACTTTACGCAATCATCAATAAATACTGATCCATCTGTGGTTTTGTTGTAAAAATGTTTTGCTACGAGATGATATGGATTGGATATGATTGATATATTATTGATTTGTTTAATTACAAAATACTCTTTACCCGTTTCATCGTATTTAAGATCTTTTTTTCTCTTGTAATATTCAAGAACATTTTCATCGTCATCATCGATTTTTACTTCACCATAAAATCTAACTGAGTATGTAAAAAGTTGTTGAACATCTTCTTTTCTTAATTTGATTCCTAGTTCATTCCCTTGTGATTTTAAAGATTCAAAGTATTTATCGATTTTTGTATGAGATCGTTTTAATTTTAAATCTTCTTTTCGTATTGATCTATTAAACTCTTTAAGACGTGTATTAAAGGCCTTAAGGTTTTGTTTTTTGATCATTTTGTTTTGTTTTGCTAATGCTTTATTTTTAATTTTATTCTCTTTGGCTTCTAAAAGCTTAATACGTTTAGTTATATCAGCTTCTTGTTTAACTATACGCTTTTCCATTCTTGCGAGTTGTTTTTCAATCTTATTAATTTTATTCATATATTCTATATATATATAATATATAATAATTTTTTTAAATCATTTTTTAATTTTGAAATTTTTTTTATTTTTATAATTTTTTTTTTTAAATTTTTTATTTTTTGAAATTTTTTATTTTTTTGAAATTTTTTTTTTTGAA